GAATTGAGGCAGCGTGCTTTTGTGTAGGAGGTTGCGGCTCATGCCTTGCTCCTCGGTGCGCCGTTCTCGTCGATGTAGAGGTTCGCACCACAGGCGCAGCGCCACGGCTTTTCTTCCGTCAGCGGCAGGCGCTGGGGTGGAGTTACTGGAGTGTTTACGGGCATACCGAGGCATCCGATGTTTGTCGCCACCGGCTCCTGCACCGGCTCTGCCAGCGCGGCGCGGATGGCGTCTGCTGCGGTCTTACGCGCTTCTATCCACGACGGACCGGGGTACTCCAACGCCTCCAGCGCCTGCTGGGCGGCGGTTCTAAGGCCACTCATCTCACAGAGCCTTCTTGAGGCGCACGATGCGCTCGCCGTACATCTTTTCCATCGCGGTGTAGTACTCGCGCATCTGGATCGCCTGCTCCAGGCTGTGCTCGGCCTCGTTGAGCGAGCGTTGCAGGGTTTCCTCCAGGCTGGGCTTGCGGAAAAAGTCGAAGAATCGAAAGGTCTCAGTCACAGCAGTGCGTCTCCAAAGTCGTCGAGCATCCGCTCGACGGTCTCCTCCCGGCTGGGAGGCACGTAGGGCACCGTGCCAAACGGCCACCAAGCAGGCGTGCCTGCCGGCTTGCGGCCGTCTGGTAGCGTGCTGGGCACTGTGTCCATCGGCCGAAATTTAGCAGTTGACAAGTGATTCTGGCTTAGGGAAAACCCTAAGAATTTGGCACTTGCGTTCCTGGGACTGCAACTGCAAAATCCACGACACGTTTTCCCACCCCGCCTCAGAAAGGCCCTACACATGACTGTAAACGTCTCGATTACCTTCCCGACGATTGAGGACGCTGTCGCGTTCCTCGCGGGAAAGCCGCAGATGCCGGCCGTGGTCGCTGTGACCGCGCCGGCCCCCACATCAGCCCCCACATCAGCCCCCGCATCAGCCCCCACACCGGCCCCCACCCCGGCGAAGGCGGCCGCTGCCCCGAAGGCGGCCCCCGCGCCTGCCCCTTCGGCGCCTACTGCCGAGGAGGCCCCGCCCCAGGCCGCTGCGCTCGACTTCAAGCGCGACGTGGTTGAGGCCCTGCGCGGCTACAGCAAGGCCGTGCCCGAGGCCGACTTCCGCGCCTACATGTCGAGCCTGGGCGCGGCCAAGGTCAGCCTGATCGAGCAGATGCCCGACAAGTGGGCCGACATCGTTGCGCACTGCAAGGCCAATGGCTGAGTCCGTCATCAAGCTGCACGCGAAGCGCGGCCCCTCGGGCGCGCCTCGCTGGGCCTTCTGCCACGCATCCCCGGAGCGCGAGGCTGCCTCCCCCAACAAGGGTGGCGGCTCGGCTGCAGATGCGGGCACCGTGACGCACGACCTGGGCGAAGGTGTGCTCAAGCACGGCCCCGCCTATCTGGAGCAGCGCAAGGGTATGCGCGGCATGGTCGATGAGAAGGGCCAGACCACCTACCACGCGGCCGACGACCTGTTCGCCGCCTTCGGCCATCTGGTCGATGACGAGATGGTGGACTGCGTCGAGAGGTACGTGGATCACATCAAGAAGGTCGCGATGGGTGGCGTGCTCATGGTCGAGCAGCGGCTGTCGATCGAGCACATCACCGGAGAGCGCGGTGCCAAGGGCACCAGCGATGCGGTGGTGCTCTTTCCTGACGAGATTTTCGTCGGCGATCTGAAGGGTGGCTACCAGCGGGTGCTGGCCTCGTACCCGCTGACCGGCTACCGCTACGAGCACGCGCCCGATGCGATCAAGCGGGCGATGCTGCTGCGCGACGACGTGCGCATGCCCAACCTGCAGGCCCTGATGTACGCGGAGGCCGCGCGCCACCAGTACGACGCGGATGGCACCCGCTTTAAGCGTGTGCGCCTGAGCATCATTCAGCCCCGGCTGAACCATGTCGATGAGCACGTCATGGAGATCGCCGAGTTCCGCGTCTGGGTCCAGTGGGTGAAGGAGCAGGCGCACCTGAGCCACCAGCCCAACGCCCGCGCGCTGGTAAGCGAGAGCACCTGCCAGTGGTGCCGTGCCTTCCCGTGCGAGGATGCCAAGGCGGCTGCCCTGCAGACGGCCCTGGACGACTTCGAGGACGCGCCGCGCGACATCAGCAAGATCGACCTTGCAGAGGCTGCGCGGCTCGTGCCGGTCATCCGACAGTTCTGCGACTCGGTCGATGCCGCGGTGCGCGAGCAGTTGACCGCGGGGCGCCCTGTGGCGGGCTTCAAGATCGTCGAGGGTGACCTGGGCGACCGTAAGTGGGCCGACGACACCGCGGTGCGCAGCACCCTGGCTGGCATCGGGCTCAAGCCTGAGCAGTACCTCAACAGCAAGACCATCTCCCCGGCCCAGGCCGAGAAGCTGGTCATTGGCAAGCGTGCCTCACCCAACCGGGTGATCACAAAAGAGCAGTGGGAGTCCATCCAGACCCTCATCGCACCCCGCTCCGTTGGAGCACCGAAGGTCGTACCCGACAGCGACCCTCGTCCACCTATGGCCACCGATCACTTCGGTGACGACGTGTCGGATTTCTTCAACTGACAATCGAAAGCGAAACATGAAAGTAGTCATCAAGCGTGCGCGTCTGGCGTTTGCGCAGATTTGGGAACCCAAGTCCTTCAACGGGTCGGGTGAGCCCCGTTGCTCGGCCTCGATCATCATTGACCCCAAGACCCAGAAGGAAGAGGTGGACAAGGTCGTCGCGGCTATTCAGGACGTTGCCAGCGAGAAGTGGGGCGCCAAGGCCGGTGACGTGCTCAAGACTCTCAAGGCCAAGGGCGACATTTGCCTGCACGACGGGGCCACCAAGGGCGAGTACGACGGGTTTGAGGGCAAGGTCTACGTGAGCGCAGCCAACAAGGCGCGCCCTGTCGTGGTGGACCGTGACAAGAGCCCGCTGACGCAGCAGGACGGCAAGCCCTACGCAGGGTGTTTCTGCGACTTCAGCATCGACATCTGGCCCCAAGACAACCAGTACGGTAAGCGGATCAACGCCAAGCTGCTGGCCATCCGCTTCTACGAAGACGGGCCCGCGTTCTCGGGTGGCACCTCGTACTCGGAGGCTGATTTCGACGACGAGGACGACGTGGCCGACAACAAGGCTGATTCTTTCTTTGCCTGAGGAGGGCACAGCATGTTCGAGATCAAGAAGGGCATCCCGGTACCCACCACCGGCCTGGGCGGCAGGCCCGGGGTCTACCCGTTCGCTGACATGGTCATTGGCGACTGTATCGACATCCCGGTCGGTGACAGCAAGCCTGATGCCGTCGTGCGCCGCGTGCGCGTGGCCTCGGCGACGTGGCGCAAGCGCAGCAAGGCTGATTGCGGCTTCTCTGCGCGCGTGGTCACCGAGGGAGGCGCCATGAGCGTTCGCTTGTGGAAGACCCACCCGCGCCCCGCCAAGGGCGCCTGAGCAACGTCCCCCGGGTTCTCCGGGGGCGTTTTTGCTGAGAGGTGGTGTGTCACCTCTCATCAAAAATGGACTCTGACTTTGAACCGCTGTTCGGCGGCGAGACCTACGACGAGGCGCGTGACGGTGGGCGCCTGTTCGCACAACTCCGAGACGTGTTTAACCTCATGCAAGACGGCCAGTGGAGGACGCTGCCCGAGATCAGCGAACGGCTAGGCCACCCACCGGCCAGCGTGAGCGCGCGTCTGCGCGACTTCCGCAAGGACCGCTTCGGCGGCTTCACGGTTGAGCGGCAGTACCTGCGCCGCGGCCTGTTCACCTACCGGCTGCACACCGACTTGCGCAGCATCGAAAGCTATTTCTTCGATGTCTAAGCCGATCGCTGCGGTGGATATCGAGTGCTACCGAAACTACCTGCTCGTGCAGTTCAAGCGTCTGGACACGGGTGCGGTGCGCTACTTCGAGATGTACGAGGACCGGCCGCTCGATTGCAGCACCGTGCTCGCCACCATGCGCAAACTCACGCTGGTCACTTTCAACGGCACGAAGTACGACATGCCGATCCTGGGCCGTGCGCTCAAGGGCGCGACCTGTGCCGACCTCAAAGAGATGAGCGACGAACTGATCGTCGAGGGCACGCCCCACTGGCAGATCACGCGCCGCTATGAGTGCGAGTTGCCGGTGCTGGATCACATCGACCTGATCGAGGTGGTGCCTGGGTTCGTGAGCCTCAAGGTCTACATGGGCCGCCTGCATTGCAAGACCATGCAGGACTTGCCCATCGAGCACGATGCGCTGATCGATGCCGAGCAGCGCGAGGTGCTGCGTCGCTACTGCGAGAACGACCTCGACGGCACCCTGGCGCTTTACCGCAAGTTCGAGGCACAGATCACGCTGCGCGCGGCGATGAGCGCGGAGTACAAGCAAGACCTACGCTCGAAAAGCGACGCGCAGATTGCCGAGGCTGTCATCCGCGAGAAGGTGGCCGCGATCACTGGGGTGCGCGTGAGCAAGCCCGAGGTCAAGGCCCGCACCTTCCGCTACCGGGCGCCCGACTTCCTGCGCCGCGCAGGGCCGATCACGGCCAGCGTGGTGAAGATGGTGACAGAGACTGACTTCGTGGTCGAGGAAAACGGCTACGTCAAGATGCCTGAGACGCTGGCCAAGGCCCGCATCCACATAGGGCCGAGCAGCGTCTATCGCATGGGCATTGGCGGCCTGCATTCGAGCGAGCAGTCCAAGGCTCACATTGCGACCGACGACCTGTTGATCTTGGATCGTGACGTAGCGTCCTACTATCCCGCGATCATCATCCAGACTGAGTTGTACCCGCAGCACCTGGGCATGGATTTCCTGAGCGTCTACCGGGACATCCGCGATACGCGCATTGCGGCCAAACGCGCCGGCCAGAAGACCCAGGCCGACACGCTGAAGATCGTGCTGAACGGGAGCTTCGGCAAGTTCGGTTCACCGTACTCGGTGCTGTACAGCCCCGACCTGTTGATCCAGACGACGCTCACCGGCCAGCTTGCCCTGCTGATGCTGATTGAGTGGTTGGAAGCGGTGGCCGTGCCGGTCGTCTCAGCCAACACCGATGGGATCGTGCTCACCTGCATGACCGACCGCTACGACGATGCGCTCGCTGTCTTCAAGGAGTGGGAGCAGGCCACGGGCTTTGAGACCGAGGAGACGCGCTACCGCGCTTTGTTCTCACGGGACGTGAACAACTACATCGCGCTGAAGGACAAGGGTGGAGTTAAGTTGAAGGGCGCCTATGCGGAGCCCGAGCCCGTGGCCTCCTCCTGGCCCAGCCCGCACAACCAAATCTGCGTCCAGGCCGTCTGCGACTACCTCGAATGGGGCTGGCCCATCGAGCACACCATCGAGTCGTGCCGTGACATCCGACAGTTCCTGACCGTGCGCACGGTGACGGGTGGGGCACTGTGGAAGGGCGAGTACGTGGGCAAGGCCGTGCGTTGGTACACGGCCACAGGCGAGACCGCGCCAATGCTCTACAAGAAGAACGGCAACAAGGTGCCGCGCAGCGACAGTTGCCGGCCGCTCATGGCGCTGCCTGACGAGTTCCCCACCGACGTGGACTTTGCGGCTTACATCCGCGAGGCCAACGACATCCTGCATGACATTGGAGCAAGCCGTGCTAACTGACGTAATGATCGATCTGGAGACGATGTCGTCTCGCCCAGACGCTGCTATTGCGGCGATCGGGGCTGTGGCCTTCGACATGAAGAACATGGCCATCGGTGAAAGCTTCTACACCACAGTCGATCTGCAGTCCTGCGAAGACCTGGGCCTGCACTTCTCAGCCGGCACGGTGTCGTGGTGGATGCGACAGTCCGAGCAGGCGCGCCGCGACGTGCTCGGTGGCGAGCAGCTTGACCTGATCACCGCGATGACCGGCTTCAGCCTGTGGTTGCAAGAGCACTGCGTGAGCCAGGGCCACCTCAAGGTGTGGGGCAACGGCGCCAACTTCGACCCGGTGATCATGGAGTCGGCCTACCGCGCCTGCAAAGAGCCGGTGCCCTGGCAGTTCTGGAACGTCCGTTGCTTCCGCACGCTCAAGGGCATGTACAACATCAAGATGCAGGAGCGCGCCGGCACGCACCACAACGCACTCGACGATGCCATGCATCAGACCCAACACATCTTCCACATTCGCAGGACGCTCCGTGGCAACACCTGAAGGCCAAGTCAAAGGCAACCTCGTGCGGCGCATTCGTGCGCTGGGCGGCGAGGTGCGGTTCGTGAAATGGATCGGCCGCAACAACGCGCCCGACACCCTGGTGCTGCTCGACGGCATCCCGCCCACCTTCGTCGAGACCAAGGCTCCAGGCTTGCGTCCGCGGCCAGCACAGGAGCGCGAGTTCGAGCGTCTGCGGCACTACGGCTTTCGTGTGCTCGTGATCTCCACCCCAGAGGAACTGGACTATGAGTTTCCGCTTTGACGAGGTTCACCCGGCCACGCGGCTGTGGTGGGCCCAGCGCGAGCAGTGTGAGACGTGCGCGCACTGCACGCTCTACGAGGGCCGCGGGGGCGAGGGTGTGATGCTGTGCTCTGCGACGTTCGTCGGCGCCAAGATCGCTTACTGCATCGACGCGCGCTCCGATGACAAGCCGTGCGGGCCGGATGCCCGTCTCTTCACTCCCAAAGGTCAGTCGTGACGCAGTCTTACCGCGAGATCGAGCTTCAGATCATTCGCTGGGCCGAGGCCCGCAAGATCATTTCCAACAGCACGCCCCAGGCCCAGTTGCTGAAAGCCTTCGAGGAGATGGGCGAACTGGCCAGTGGCGTGGCCAAGAAGGATCACGCGGCCACGGTCGATGCGGTGGGCGACGTGATGGTGTGTCTCATCAACATGTGCGCGCTGCTCGACATCGACCTCGTGCGCTGCATGGAGCACGCCTACGACCAGATCAAGGACCGCAAGGGCACCCTGACCCCGCAAGGCATTTTCATCAAGGAGTAAATCGTGAGCAAAGAGATCACCGTTGTCCATATTCAAACGGCACTGCTGGTGCCGATCACCGGGCAGTTCATCGTGGATAAGCTCGGCATCAAGCCGGTGCGCAAGGAGAAGCGCGCCATGTACTGGCGCACCGAGGACTTCACCAACATCTGTCAGGCCCTGATCCAGCACATCACCGCGGCGCGCAACGCGGACTTCTCGGCGATCAGTGCCCAGACCGCGAAGAAGGCAACCCCGGTCGAGTCGGCCCCCAAGCTGTTCGACGACGCAGACGACGCAGACGACGCAGTCGGCGGCGAGGTCGAAGACTTCTTTGCGTGATGCAGTTCAACTCGCGCGATTACCAACGGGCGCTGCGCGACTTCGCGCTCGACCGTCCCCGCTGTCAGTGGTGGGCCGGCACCGGCACGGGCAAGACCGCAGCGGCGCTGTCGCTGTTCGACCATCTGCGACTGTTCGACGAGGCCGAGCGGTTGCTGGTGGTCAGCACGAAGCGCATCGCGCAAGGGGTCTGGTCACGCGAGGTGAGCAAGTGGGAGAACTTCGCACACCTGTCGGTGGCCACCGCGGTGGGCACCCCCGGCCAGCGCAAGGCCGCGATCATGGCCCAGGCCGACATCACCACCATCAACTACGACAACCTGCCCTGGCTCGTGCAGACGATGGGCGATGACTGGCCCTGGGACATGGTGATCGCCGACGAGAGCACCAAGCTCAAGGGCCTGCGCATCGATCTGCGCACCTCCCCCACCGGCAAGACGGTGATGCGCAAGAGCGGCGGCAGTGAGCGCGCGATGCACCTTGCTCGGGTCGCGCACAAGCGCGCCCGCCGCTGGGTCAATTTGACCGGCACGCCCGCGGCCAACGGTCTGATCGACCTGTGGGGGCAGGCATGGTTCGTCGATGCCGGCCAGCGGCTCGGCCGCTCGTTCACGGCCTTCAAAGAGCGGTGGTTCCGCTCGGTGCAGGTGGGCGCCGATGCCTATGCCGTGCGCCTGGAACCGCAGCCCTGGGCGGATGCGCAGATCAAGGCGGCCCTGGCCGACATTGCCCTGACCATCGAGGCCAAGGACTATTTTGATTTGCCGCCGACGCTGACCAACCGCATCGAGGTGACTCTGCCGGCCACGGCTCGTGCCCAGTACGAGTGCATGGAAGGCGAGTTCTTCGCCCAGGTTGGCGGCGCCGACATCGAGGCCGTGAGCGCAGGCGCCAAGAGTATGAAGTGCCGGCAGTTGGCCAGCGGCGCGATCTATAACACGTACGGCAACTGGTATTTCGCGCACGATGCCAAGATCGAGGCCCTGGGCGACCTGATCGAGAGCCTGAACGGTGAGCCGCTGATCGTCGCTTACCAATTCAAGAGCGACCTCGAACGGCTGTGCGCCGCCTTCCCCCAGGGGCGCGTGTTCGATGACAAGCCCAAGACCCTGGCCGACTTCTGCGCCGGCCGCATCCCGCTGCTTTTCCTGCACCCCGCCTCAGCCGGCCACGGTATCGACGGCATGCAGGACGCCTGTCACCACATCTGCTGGTTCAGCATGACGTGGAACCTTGAGGAGTACGAGCAGGCGATCGAGCGCATCGGGGCCACGCGCCAGATGCAGTCCGGTCGCCGTCGCACTGTGCATGTCCACCTGCTGATCGCGGAAGACACGATCGAGGAGGACATGGTCGAGCGCATCGAGACCAAAGCCTCGGTGCAGCAATCCATTCGCAACGCAATGAAGAAGCGAGGACCGAAGTGAGTGACACCAACGCGATCGACATCCTGGGCAAAGCGGCCGAGCACATGGCAGCCCGCGCGGCCACCTACGACCGGCCCGAGGGCGAGCGGTCGATGCCGCGCATCGTGGCGGCCTTCAACGAGATCACCGGCCACACGCTCACCGAGAGCGAGGGCTGGTTGCTGATGGCCATTCTGAAGATGGTGCGCGATCGGCAGCGCGCCCAGGCCCATCAGGACTCCTGTGAGGACTTGGTGGCCTACAGCGCGCTCTATGGAGAAGCGCGCCTGGGTGGCCGCTGATGATTCTCGCGTTCGTGCTGGGCGCCTTTGTAGGCGGCGCGCTCGGCATTCTGATCGCGAGCCTACTGGTCATGGCAAGGAATGACGATGAGCAGAGACGCAATGGCGACGGCCAATCCTGAGATGTTGTTCGCGGACGGGTTCGATGAGGCCCTGATGGGTTTTGCCGAGCGCGCAGGTGGGCTGTGCGTGGCCGCCTACGACCGCAGCCGCTGCATCGACATCCTGGCCCGGGACATGCCGCGCGAGGAGGCCGAGGAGTACTTCGAGTTCAACGTCATCGGCGCCTGGATGGGTGAGCAGACCCCGGTCTTCGTGGACACGAGGCCCTGCGAATGAAGCGCGCCTGGGGCCAGACCACTGAGCACATCCTGGCGCTGCTGGCCAGCCTGGGGCCGATGACGCGCAGCGAAATCTGCAGGCAACTGGGCCTGCCGCGCAAGGACTGCGCGGCGATCGTCACGCGGCTGATGAAGCCCACGCAGCGCCCGCCGGGGCCGCGGCGGCTGCACATCGTGGCCTACGTCTACGACGAGGAAGGCCAGCGACGTTACCCACGGGCCGTGTATGCACTGGGTGACGGCCCAGATGCCCGCTGCCCCGGCGCCGACACGTCGGGCACCCGTCGCCGCTACCGGGAGGCGCGCAAGCTGCGGGTGGCAAGCGTGTTCCACCTGGGTCTGACGCGGAAAAAGAAACGGCAGGCGGGCTACCGGCTGTAGGCTTGGTTTGTGAATTGACTTACCCGGTAAGTCCTGTGCAGAATGCACTGCCTCGCACGTCTGAAGTGAGTGGTTTGTGCATTCTGCACCGCGGAGTCCCTTGATTATCAAAGGGATTTCCATTTAACCACTTATACATTATGCGTACTTGGCATATCGCGTTTGCTATGGGATATTTAGCATCCGATGTCCGAGTTGCAAAACCTCGTCGATGCCCTGGGACCGCACCGCGCGGCCGACTTGTGTCGCGTGCATCGCACCACGCTGCTGCGCTGGCTCGCCGGCCAGACGCGGGTGCCGGCCGCGGCCCTGGCCACGTTGCGGGCGGCTGCGTGGGGCCAGATGCCTGGGCGTGAGCGCGCCTGGGACGGCTGGACGTTCGACGAGGGCTACCTGTGGTCGCCCGAAGGCGTGCGCTTCAGCCGTGGCGACGTGGCGAGCCTGCCCTACGTGCGCGACCTCGTGAAGGCCCTGCAGGCCGACGTAGCGCGGCTGGAGGCGCAACTGGTGGCCGCTACGCGTGCAGCGGCTGAGACCGACCGCGCCAGCAACGACGCGGCCATCTGGCCCGACGATGTCAGGTCGCGGGCGTTTCCAAGAACCGCTTGACGGTGTCGCAGGCCAGGGCCTCGACGGCCATCGGCAGCCTCAGATAGTCGCCCACCCAGCCCGCCTCGTGCTTGACTGAGAAGACCCGGTCGCGCGGGTTCATCTCGCTCACGAAAGGCCGCGAGGTGATGCTGTAAGGCCCCACCGTAAGCACGTTCTCGTCTAGAGCGGTGGGCGAGGCAATGGCTGCGAACACGTCGCCCGTGAGCCGTGCCAGCGTGTCGTTGACCAGGGCAACGTCGTCGTCAGTGATCTCGTGCATAGCGGGCCTCCAGAGGCTTGATTATGCGCAATGGAAGAGGCCCATGAGCAGCAGTTGCTCTGCGCCATAGACCTTGGCCGCCCCGCACGACTCACAGTGGCCTTTGACCATGTCGGGCTCGACCCCGCCCTGCTCTTCTCCGCAGGCCAAGCAGAAACCCGTGGTGCCGTCGGCGACCGCGGCCTCCACGTCCTCGAACGCGGGTTTGTACTGGGTCGCCCCAGCCTTGGTGGTGTATGCCTTCACGCGGCCTCCTAGAAGTGCGGGTTGCGCTCGTCGCGGTGCCCCGGCACCATCGACCACATGCTCTGGTGGAGCCACGCCCCCGTCAAGCCGCGCCGGTAGTACTTCTTGCCGGTGCTGGAGGTGATCACGCGCAACGACTTGCTGATGCGTGCGATCTCCCCGTCTGGGTAATAGTCGCCGTTGAAGGCGAAAGAAATCTTGTCGCCCACTGCAGGGGCCTCGATCACCCCGAAGCGCGGGCCGCGCAGCGGAGCGTCGGTGGCGATCCAGAGCCGCCCCGTCAGTTCGCTGGCGGATGCGGCCAGGGCTTCGGCCATCTCGATGTTGCGAATGTCCCAGCGGTCGATCCAGCCTGGGTTGCAGTACCCGTCCTTCTGAAAGTGCCACGAATTGTTCTTCTTCAGTTCCTCTGGGAACTCCGACTCGATCCGTAGCACATCGAGTTCCTGGGTGATTTGCATGTACGTCATCGCGGGGCCTCCTGTGTGTTGCGTGCGATGGAGTGACTGTAGCCGCGTTTCAAGTTTATTCTCTCGGGGTTTACCCTAAGACAAAATCAAGATGATTGTGTGCTACGATCAACGCCCCTCCACTACCGGAAGCCGCCGTGCTGTCCCGCACCTACACACTGCTGATCACCGTCCACTCTGATGATCCGCCATCTGCCAGGGAACTGGCCGGCGGCATGCAACTCGCGATGACCGAATCCCTCGGCTTCGCCAAGGCCCTGATCCACGGCTGGGAAGGCAACGTCACCGCCGCCCCGCCCGAGATCAAGGCAGAACACAACGCACTGCTGAAAGAGGTTCGCCAATGAACAAGCCCGCCAAAGCACAATGGGGCGGCTATCGCCCAGGCGCCGGCCGCGCTCCCATCAAGGAAGGGGTGCCCACCCTCTCCTACAACATGCGCCTGACAGGCGACCAACGGGCCAAACTGGAGCGGCTAGGTGGCGCGGCCTGGGTGCGTGAGCAGATTGAGGCGGCGAGCCTTAGTCAGACGTTGCGCTCGAAGTGAGGCACGTCGATCAGTGACTTGAAGTTGCCGCCCCAGCGGTTCTTCGGGTTCAGGGACTCCCAGAACGTGCCCAGCGGCTCGATCTGGGTTTTGTCCCACACCAGCTTACCGTCGCGGAAGAAGTTTAGATCGATGGCACACCGCTTCAGGTGGATACTGTTCATCGTCTTCGAGCGGCCAGCGTTGACGTGAATCTGCTGCTGCTCGATGGTGCGGTACAACTCGCCGCCCGTCAGCGTCCAACCCTTGCTGGACGCATGCTGCACCAGCTTGCACACGTCTAGCAGGAACGCAGCCTGCTCAACCACGAGGCTCATCGTTCAGTCTCCAGTTGCTTGGTGATCGCCTGCGTCTTGTCCTGCGAGCCCTTGGACGAGCCGTAGAAGAACTGGACGATCGAGCCGATCAGCGTGCCCAGCAGGAAGCCCAGGATCGTGTCGGCGAAGCGCACGTTGTCAGGCGGGATGTAGCCGAAGGTGATGAAGCCGATGTACAGGGCCGCCGCCACGCTCCAAAAAATCGCGTAGTAGTAGATGAACCGCTTGCTGAAGAGGTCGTCCTGTGCAAGCGCGGCCTTCTGCATGCTGCGAGCATCCTGGCGATCTTGGATATACGCCAGTTCCATCTGCATCGACAGCCGGTCGTCCTCCTGGCGCAGTCGAATCAACTGCTCCTCGTGCTCCATCTCGAACTGGCGCAGCTTCAGCGTGTCCTCAGCCGACAGCGGCTGGTCGAGTTTCACGCCTGTCTTTTCCTCGACCCAGTCCTTGCCCTTGGCGAGGACGGCATTGCCAAGAAGATTGAGGCCCTGCGTCAGCAGCGGCGCGAGGATCGCAGGAATCGGCATGTCACAGCCTCGACAAAACAGTGGGTGCAAGCACCACGAGCCCGCCAGCAACTGTGGCTAGGGTGTCCATCACGTCAGCGGTGCCGGTCTTCGACACCCGGTCGTAGATTTCCTTGCCCACCGCAACAGCCAACAGCGCCACGAAAGCCGCGATCGGGTTTGAAACGACCAGCACCGCGGCCGTGACCAGCGAGCCGTAGGCCCAGTGGTTGGCCTTGTCGTGAGCCAGTGTGGGCAGGCGGCGCATCAGGCCCTCGCCGTGCTGATCATGTCGGTGCCTTTGGACACCGTGACCCGCTCACCATCGACCGCAACACTCATAGGCACCTCGCTCTTATCGAGCCGGCTGATGAGTTCCTTGATGATGGTGATCTCGGGCTTCTCTTCTTTCTTGGCCTCGTTGACGATGCCCCCGACCATCTGGATCAGAGCCATCGTTGCGGTGGCCACCAGCCCGATCACGGCCGGCAATGCGCTCGGGTCGAGGAAGGCCGATGCGGCGACACCGACGAGCACCAGCATGAAAATCCAGATGAGGGCATCCTTGCCGATCGCCTTGCTGGCGACCTCGCGAGCCGTGGCGACCGCCTCCATCTTGTCGAGTTCGATGCGCGCCTTGGTCTTCAGCACTTGGATATCGTTCTCATCGGCCATCTCAAACCTCAATCACCTCGATGGGCAGCGCGGGCGCAGGGCCTTCGATGGCCCCGTCTCGCACGAACACCCGGTCGCTGACCTGGGCGTCGCCCCGGGCCTGGACTGTGCCACCGTCAGGCAGGGCAACGATACAGGTGCCGTTTGCGGCGGCGATGACCGTGCCGGCCAGCAGCGGCGGGTCAGGCAGCAGGCTCTTCAGCATCTTGTAAGGGTTCACAGGTGCGTCTCCAGTTCGAGGGTCTGCCACACGTCAGGCCAACTCACATCGACGTTGGTGGAGCGCACGATGCCCAGGCGCGAGGTGACCCCGTCGCTGTACTGCACGAACCGGCCCGGGTCGATTACACCCGTGCTGTTAAGCACCGGCAGGCGCAGGCGCACCATCGCTTGCTTGCCGGTGTCGGCCAAGATGGACAGGCCGCGCTGGCGCGCTGCGGCAGCGGCCGTGATCAGCGGATCGGTGACCATCTGCGCCGGTAGGTCGCCTGCCGTACCCTCGCGCGTCACCTGACCCAGCACACCCTGCGAGGTGCCGCTCACGAACACCCGGTTGTAGTCGGGCTTGTCCAGCCACTCGATGCCTTCCTGCACCGTGACTGAGGACGGCAGCGAGTACTCGGGGGTGACCTCACTGGCCCAGTCCCACGGGGCCACGGGGTAGCGCAACAGCACGCTCACCGACTGAGCCACTGGGTCGGGCTTGAGATAGGCCCCCGCAGCCCCTGCGATCGCGGTGAGACCGTCGATGTAGGTGCCGCGCACGTTGAAGGCGTCGGCCGGCACCAGCCAGTCGTCGAGTTGCCAATCGACCGACCAGCCCAGCGGCACGTTGTTGAAGGTCAGCACGTCGGCCATCAACTGCTGCGCGGTGCGCTGCTGCGCGTTCGCGAACGTCAGCACAGGCGCGTAAGGCGCCGACAGCAGTGCCGTCTTGCCGCGGCCGGTGACGCGGATGGTGGAGTTGCCGAAGGAGCGGTCGCGGCCGATCTTCTCGGCCAGCACCCGGTACAGGTTGCCGTTGATGTTCGCTTCCAACTCCACCGGCCCCGTGCTCGTGGGCTGCAGGGCATCGAGCGCACTGGCCGGCAGGCTTGCGCTGAAGCCCCAGGTCCACGAGTCCGCGTCGATGGACAACGACAGGCTGACAGTGGGCAACATGACGTTGCCACTGACGCGACGCAGCCAGACATCATTGATCACGACGTAGACACTCCTGATGGGCACGACGATTGTCGTGGTTGGCGGGCGGCCCGGGTTCGTCTCGCAAAAGAACAGCAGATTGGTATTGCTGCTTGCGTTGGCCTCGAAGACCAGATTGCCGCTCGGGATGTAGCAGGGATCGATCGGCGGCTCGGGCGGGACGACGATGGTCTCGATACCCGCGGGCGGCCGCATCGCTTCCTGATAGAAGGCTTGCCACGCCTTGTGGAAAGCATTGGCGGTCTGGTGTGGGCTGCTGTAGCGGCGCACGACCTGCGTCGCACTCTGAAACGAGGACTGCAGCCGGCCGCGACGGTCGCGCAGCATCTCTTGGAACGGGCTGTAGGTTGACGCGCGCCGGTCGATGCCTTCCTGAAACGACGACTGCAACGAGATGCGGCGATCGCGCAGGCTCTCTTGGTGCGGCGCCTGCACGCCCCAGTTCCCAGGCTTCATCGCCTCGGTGTGCGGAGCGGTCAGCGGCGGGTTGTCGAGCTTGAGCCCCGCTTGATGCTTGGCCTGGGTGAGGTTCGACAGGATCGCCGCGGTCTGGTGCTGGGCCTGCCACGCAGCGTTGTACGGCAGGTTGTCCTGAGTGATGTGCTCCCAGCCGAGTTCGGTCTTGTTGGCGATCTGGTGCGGGTGAGAAGTCTGCCCGACCAGTGGGCGCGCGGTGTCGCTGTTGTATTCAACCTCGCTCACCAACGTGAGGGGCGGCAGAGTGCCGGCGAGTGTGACTTCTACCGCTGCCCCGATACTTACCGTGACCGTCAGCGGCGGCAACGAGCCTGATAGCGTCAGTTCGGCCAGCGGCGCGACACTGGCCGCGAACGTCAGCGGGAACGTACCGTTCAGCGTGAGGTCTACGCTGTCGGAAGTAATCGATGCGCTGACAGTCAGCGGCGGCAATGACCCGCTGAACGTGACCTCGACGAGGGGTAGGACGCTCGCGGAGAACGTCAGCGGCGGCAGAGTGCCGCTGAAGAAAACTTCTGCGTAAGGTTCGACGGTTGCCGCAAATGACAGCGGCGGTAGCCCGCTGGCAAATGTGACGTTTACGTCTGCTGGGACATATGCAGGGACACCAAAAACCAAATCCGCTGGCTGGGCCAGCGGAGGGTTTTGAAAGACAAGATCAGAGTCGTTCACCCAAGCACGGCAGAGACCAGCGCAGCCTTGCCGCCCGCGTACAGGGTTGCGTCAGCAAGAATCACCTCGCCGGTCGCGCCGGGGCCTCCTTGCGCGTCGCAATCGAACGCGTGGTCTCCGTTGCCGTTGACGACCCTAGCCCAGGTGGGGCTACCGCTTACCGCGATCGTTGCTAGGTCATTGGAGTCAAGCACGAGCGTGCCGGCACTTACCACGCCGGCCGGCTTTGTCAGCGCGATTTCCACCAACATCGGCTCGGCTGTCGCCGCCCCGTTGGCAGGCCGCGTACCGCCGTAAATGCGGATGCGTGCGTTGGCGGCGCCCGTGTCTAGAAAGTTGAGCCTGCCGGTCAGGGCCGATTCGTTGAACGCAGACGATTGAGAAATCATGGTACTGATTCCGCTAGAAGGTTGTCAGCCAGCACAGCCCTGAACGTCCTGCTGGGATGGAATGCGACCACCATGTACCGGCGACCGCGCGGCACATAGTCGAACTCGTAGTTGCCTGTGGCTGGGTCGCTAAAGGTCTCGGCTACCAGTTCACCCTCGGGGTCCAGATACAGCGCCACGATACAGCCGATCGGGATGTTGCTCGGCAGCGCGCTGGTCTTGGTGGTGCCGCTGACCTTGCCTTGGGTAGGGGTATTGTTCGGATAGAAGCCAGAAAGAAGATACGGCTTGTTCGGGCCTTCATTGTTTGAAACCGCCCCGCGAACGAGTCGCTTGCTGTATTCAGGCTCGTAGCCTATTTTTTGCAGGTCTGTCGGCGCGTTCGGGTATGTAAACAATCGACCTAAGTTTTCTAGTGTATACCCAACTACGCTGGCTTGACTGTTAATGCCAGTGCCGATCGTCTGCTTGACTGAGTGTAACCGCACCGTCGCCTGATAGACAAAGATGCCCATGCGCAACGGTGATCGAAAACTGTAATACGGTGACCTTAATTGCAAAATACCGTCAACGTAAAACTCAAATTGAGTTTCGCGGGGATCGGTCACTGATTGTCGAAGTTTGACTTTTAATAGTCGTCTGTCGCCTGCGTTAAACGAAGTGTTAGCCGCTTCTGGTACGGCTAATACCAAAGATTCGCCACTGCCATTAACGTTGTTATAATAGGCGGCTTGCCAGTTAGTCGTTAAATGCGAAAAGCGAAAACCCTGGCCAGTACCGTCAATGGTAGAAAGCCAAATACCAGCATGCTTGTAGTTGTTAGCCCCGCTGCTATCCGTTATCAACTGAAGATCAACTTCAAACTCACCTTCATACACCGTGGCTGACTTGCCGATCAGCCAATAGGCTTGTTGTGCAACTGGCTGTACAAGATCGACCGCTTGCTCAGTTGCGTTGTAAGTAGCCGACAAACCACTCGCCGTGCTTGCATAGCCCCAGGCCGCGTTAAAGTCAGCCGGGATTCCGGTTGCGAACGTCTCGTCAATGACCGTGACGTTGCCAATTGCAAGATCGCTGCGCACCGCGGCTTCGAGGTCTTGCAACTGCTGCAGCGTTGCGGCGCCCTGGAAAACGCCGAGCGCGATCAAACCCTGCTTTAAATTCCAAGTGTTGTCGTAAGTGATACCGCGAGAACCCGTAGCGGCAGAACCGTCTGAGTTGATGTTACCAGCCGAGCCGAGTAGTGCGCCGTTGTAATAGAACTGCCCCTGCGTACCTGTAAAGGTCAACGCAATAAACATTGGCCTGTCGCTGACAGGTGTTATCTCGGCTCGTATCGGGCAGGCGGTTCCACCCTCGTTAGTGATACGCGCGTTGGTGCCGCCTGTCGAGCCGTTCAAATTTGTGCGCGGCGCAAACACCATTAAATGGTCGCCGGTGGCATCAGAAGCATGAAAAAGCGTGTTGAAACTTGTGCTGTCCCGATACCAGAAGAACGCAAACACGGTGCAGCCGGTTTGCGGATAAGTAACTAAGTTGGTGTAACGAACTCGCTGATCGTTTGGGGATATGAAGTTATAGACGTTGCCGTTTATATCCCCACGCGCGCTCGCGGTCTGACCGCTCAGGCTGGCCGGGTTGCCGCCGCCCAGCCGATCGACCAGTGCGCCGCCCGACACGTTAGACGCGTCATGGGCGGCTAGGGCTGTGAGCCCTGCGACTGCGTCGTACCAGGGCATCGCTTATCTCCAGGGGCCGGTAATGTCGAAGGCGACGCGCGAAGTTCCGTCAGTGGCGAGGCCCTGCCCGTTATCACAAGAAACAATTAGAAATTTTCGGTTTGCGTAATTTGAGACGTTATCAATAATTGACAAATCGGCGACATTAGTGCCGCAATTGTTCAAAATTGCGTACAAGCCCGGGTATACGCCTCGAAGTGCGCCGGCACTGTAGTCGCCGCAATATGACGGGAACAGCAATAGCGAATAATCTACGGGGTTTGGATAAACAATGCCCGTGCTTTGACCGCTTAGAATAGTGCTGTATGGAGTATCCCGGTTACCAGTAGCTAAAGTAACTTTTGGCGCATACGTGCCCGCGCCCGTGCCAAAATATGAACGCAACAATGCTTCGCCCGGCGAGGCAAGATTTATGCCTTGAAACGCGGCAGACATCGGCCCATAAGAATAGGTATATGGTGTAGTACCACCTGTGGAGTTATAATTCTCTGTTGCAAAAAGAAAAGTACCGTATTGATCTAAGGGTTTAAAAGAATTAATTTGGCCGAAGCCATACATTAATCTAACCGTTAGATAATTTGGTCCATTGGCATTTGGCGCATTAAAGAAATAGAAACTTCTATCGTCGCCAACTAAAACCCAAGGTTTTGCGCTGTTATTGTTATTGTTCGAATTAGGGGTGAAGCCAAAATAGTACGTAGTTTGATACCACTTGTACCAACCATACGTCGGAAAACTAGTACTAACTGAGCTGAACGGGTGATATTCAACCAGAGTGTCTACATCTGTCGCTTGTCTCGCGATATGAACACTGGCTTGCGTCGGGTATTGGTTTGTCCACCCTGGCGGGGCGTCGTTGTCTACGCGTAGCACGTTGCCGTTACCCGTCAGGTCGGTCGAACGGTAAACCCGCCGGTTAGCAGAGGAAAACTGAATTTCAAAGCCTAGCGGCGCGGCTTTGCACTTGATGCTGTCAGCGGACGAAGTGCCCGGGGTGACCGGCGTGCCGACCACGTCGAAGGTCAGTGAGTTGGTCGTCGCACTGGTCACTCGCTGGTCGCCGCTGTACTCAGTCTGAGCACAATCGTAGATGTTTATGACCTGATCCTTAACGTAGCCGTGCGCTGTCGAGAAGGTGACTGTGGCCACAGTGCCGACGCGTGTGATGCTCTGCACTGTCTTCAAATTGAAGCCCGTGACCAAGCAGGCATCGAGCATGGCAACGAGTTGCCCGTACCCGTGCGTCAACTGCGGCGCACCCGTCATCAGGTGCGAGAACCACTTCACCGGCACGTTTGCCATATCAGTCTCCGAAATCAGGGACGATCCACGTCGCCGCGGATCAGAAGCGTGAACGAGTCGTTGGCCACGGTCTCAGGGCCTTGCAGGATAGTTCGCACCACCCACACCGGGAATTCTGCACCCACGGTGTTAAAGCGCAGTGCATTGCCTGTCGCCCACCCCAGGCCCCAGCCGATGGCCGAGATGCTGAAGTACGGCACGCCCGTGGCCGGGTTGACCGGCGCGGTGTCAGAGTTGATGCTGCCCGTGCCGATGACACCTATGTGCTCACCGATGATGTTGAACGTCGATGTCGAGGTGAACTGCAGCGCCCACCGCTCGGTCAGCGCACCGCGGTTGGTCACCGAGATCGGCGCCAGCACCGTGTTGTAGGTGCCGGTGGCCGCACTGCCTGAGACCGTGTCAGACCACGCGTTGCTCCACGTAGCTTGGTCGAAGGTCACCGACACCCGCGCCTGGAGGTCACCGGCCACCAGCGCGCTGCTGATGTAACTGCCCATCGGGTAGTCGTGGGTCAGCGCGCGGGTGAAGGTGATCTCGCCGCTGATTTGCGCGTCGCTGACCAGAGCCATGTCCTCGATTCGGTGCTCGACCCTGATCGGCTGGCTGTAGCCGGCGATGTCAGTGAACGTGATGGTGCCCGCATCAAGGTTGGCCGTGTAGCCGGTGTTGATGACGCTGCCGTTGTTGCCGATCACGCGCACCCGCGACAGCCTCGTTCGGGCCGCGTTCAGCGTCTGGCCCACGCTCACCGTCACCGGGCCGATCGTGCCGGTGTGGCCCACCACTGCGAACGAGCCTGGGCGGAAGATCGGCACGCGCCCATCGGTGGGCAAGCGCACAGGGTCGATACCGATGAGGTCAGCATCCAGCGGCAAATAGCTGTAGGCCACTGCGTTGTAGCGGACGCTGTTGACTAGCGCGAGGTCAGCCGGAATCGTGCTCAGACCCGAGATGCCAAGGAACGTGAGATCGACGTTGAGGCTGGTGTTGCCGGTCGGGTTGACGAAATAGAGTTCGACGAGACCATACTCGTAGTCCACCCTCCCCTTCACCCGGGTACCGTTGATCTTGCCGTTGGCGTCTGCGGTGACGTTGAACTGCGTGCCGTCCTGCATCGTTCCGAGCACGCTCAGAGACGACGGGCGCAGCGGCGAGGCTGCCGTGCGGAAGACGCTGCTGAAGGTCATAAACGGGGCTTCGACCCCGACCGTTGGAGGCGAGATCAGCCCGCGCCAATTGAGCAGCGTCGGGCTGGCCCCAGTAGGCCAGTACGACATCGTCACCAGCCCCAGCGCAGTCGTCACCGAGCCGGCCGGTGTGCCGCCGCCCGCGGTCGGGCTCGGACTGTGAACCAGCGTGTTGTCAGTGAGTTGGACGTACTGCGTAGAGCCCAGGCCAAACCGCACACCCTTCAGCGTGTAGTTCGGCACCATCACCGAGCGGGCAAGGTACTGATTGACGATGACTGACGGAGCGGAACTGGTCGCTGAAGATGTGCCGGCCAGACGACCGTTTGCAAACTCCCCCGCGGTCGGAACCATTGATACAGTTCTACCGCTCAGGTTAACCCAGGGGATTGTGTAACTCATCGGCGCACTGCCACCTGCTACGAAGGTTAAGGCAGTAGCATCAGGGCCGTTGATGATGAGCGACGGTGTACGCGAAATTGGCGTAGCTGTTAAAGTGAAGACGCCAGTAACGTAATTTATTGTGCCAACATTGAGAGTCGTATTGTCTTGCTGTCTAATAAATAAATTACCAGACGCGTCATCGTTAATGTACAGAAGAACATTGTTAGTGGTGTACGCCAACTTATATTGGCCTAAGCCACTGACCCCATAAGTAAACGTGTAATAAACTGTCAAAAGCAGCGAACCGGGCGTGATGTTCGTGTAGCCAGTGATGCCGCTGGCTGTCGGGATATTGGTCAGTTCGGCCGGCGTACTTCTGTCTGAGCCAATGATGAACGTCGTACCTGCGGCCGGCATAAGCGTCGGCGACAGGCGCAGGACACCCGCGGTGTAATCCACAGTGCCCGTCGCATCGCCGGTCAACTGACCAAATCCGTCATCGGACGCAGTCTTCGTTTGACCGTCATACATCCACGTTACGGCTACTGAATTACGATTAAAGGACTTTGAACCGTCTTCTTCCGTCAAATCACCATCGCTGTTAACCGCGAAGTACGCTTTGCCACCGTACTGCAACGACGTGTTAGACGGTGCGATAGTCGTTGCGTCAGAGAACGACTGCAGCACCACAGCCGAGCCGACATCAGGCAGTGCGCCCAGCGTGATGACGACACTACCAGTCGTATAGTTGACGGTGCCGGCCCCGTAGGAAGAGTCGATGCCCTTGAGCACCCCGCCGCCGGTGTCACGCAGCACGTACCAGCGGCCCTGGGCCAGATAGCTGACGGTCAGCGTCCTGGCCACGGGCGGGTCTTCCAGCGTCAGCGCATACGACTGGCTGCGGTTGGCCGCAGTAACCCGAATGGCGCGCTGTTCAGAGATCAGATCAGGCGCAGTAGCCGGAATGAACGTGACCGTATGCGTACCACCGCTGGTGCCCCAGACGTTCGTCGTCAGGGTCAGGATGCCGTTGTCGTAGTCAACGATGCCGACTTCGGCGCTGCCGTTGATCAGCACACCCCCCGAGTCGGTGACCGTCACACCGCTGCGCACGACACTAAGCGAGCCTGGGTAAATCGGGCCGCCCACCTGCATACTTTGCGACGTGGTGAACGTCATAGTGATGGAAGTGGTAAGCGCGCTGCCAGTCGGAATAAGCGCAGTGCTTAGTCCGTTAGAGCGAATGTCAGACAGCGGTGTCTCGGTCTGTGCAGACGGCACCAACTGTGTGTAAATCGATGAGCCAGAGACGGTGAAGTCACCCGTGTCGGCAGCTGCAGTAAGCGGCACCACGCCAACATACGTACCCGCGTCAGCGACAACAGTGTCGCGAATCTTTGTGCCAGTGGAGGCACGCGTATAAGAGCGCGAGGCCGGCGATCCAGTGAAGTCATAGCGCAATGCATCACTGATGTCACAGGTGACGACGTTCGCTTGATAGTCGCCCGTGCTAACGTCGTAAAAAGTGCGAGTCTCTACGGTGATCGCAGTCATCCGCACGTACTGCTCTTTCTCCGTAGACAGCCCCTCGTTCTGAACCATGACCAGAGTCTGACCAACGATGGGCAGCGGTGCGGTGGTGCGCTGGAACAACTGGATGACGCGTTGGCCAGCGATGTGGTTCTCCCACAGATAGCCGGCCCACTCACCACCCTTGTTCAGATACGACTCGACGCGCGCAGTGGCCTCGTCTCGCTGGTCAAAGGTGCTCTCGGTAGAGAACAGCGTCACGCTCACCCGCGGGTCATCCGGCGGGTCAGCGACGATCATGTTGGCACCGTAGTACCCGTCAGTGGTGGTCGTCTGAATGGCAGCGAACACCTTGCGCAGGTTCACCCGGCCAGCGGCGCGGTCAAGTTCGGAGATGTCGGGGAAGATCGAGTTGCTCACCCCGTCGTTGATCACGGCCGCGCTCGGAGCCCCGCCGCCTTCTGGCACGTCCAGCATGACCTGTGACGAAACCAGTTTCACATCACCAGACTGGATGGGCACGATCAAGCCTCCATGAATCGCAGGACAACCCGATACCAGTCGGTGTTGTCGGTGTCACTGTAGTGGACGACAGGGGTCGCATCGATTGCCCCGTCTTGATGCCGGAAGATCACGGTGCGCGCCACACCCCTGAGTGTAAGGGTCATCTCGCGGCCGGCAACAGCGGCCCAACTGCGCAGCGTGTCCAGCGTCGCCCTGGCCATCCAGGCACTGCCTTCGTTCTCGGGCTGCAGGGTGATGGGCCTGCCGCCGACCCGTGCAGCCGTGTTGACCACGAGCGCGCCGGACACCGTGCGCGTGACGGTCTGCTCGACCGGGTGCCAGTCGTTCTCGTCAGACCAGTACAGGTCAGGATCGAGCGTGAGGGTCGTGGTGCTGTATTGCAGGGTGATCATGGCCCAGTCCTGCTGGCGCTGTTGCCCAGGCTCTGCAGTAGCGAGGTCAGGGCCTGAGCGTCTGCGTCAGATGCTGTGTTGATTGCGGTCGTGCGCCCGCCGAGGTTGATGTTAACCGTGTAGACCTGGGAGGGCGCTTGCGCTACTGGTGCTACTTGAGCTTGAGGTGCGAAGGCCGACTGCGGAATCACTGGCCCACCCTCGCTAGCGTTGCGCAGGTACTTCTCTGCCGCTCGGTCCACCGCGAAGCCGATCGTGCTGCCTGCGCCACCGTACTTCAGTTGCGCTTGATTGTTGAAGTTCTGGACGTTGCCGTTGCTCTCGACGAACTCGTTGGCGATGCTGCGGGCCGCATCATCCGGCAAGCCCCTGCCCTTCAACTGGTTGAAGATGGACAACCATGTCGGCAACTCCATCGACAGCCGGTTACCGCTTCTGTCGAGCGTAAAGCCTTCCTTGTCCACGTTGAGCCGCTTGCGCTCGGCCTCTGCAGCCTTCTCCGAGGCTTCTTTGACACGGTCAAGCGCAGAGACCTCTTTGCCACGGTCTGCGACGAAACGGTTGGCCCCGTCGCTGCTTACCTGACCGCGGATGCGCATCAACTCGATCTCGCGCTCGAAGCCCTTGATGAGTTCGCCGTTGCGGTCCACCTCCAGCAACTTGGCCTTCGCGGCCAAGATGCGCGCCTCGATCTCCTTCTTCTTGACTTCGGTGAGAGCGTTGGTCGCAATGAGACTCTGCTTATCGTTCTCGGCCGCTTGGATCGCCGCCCGGGCCTCTGCTGCAAGCGCGACGTTCTTGGCCTGGATGACCTTGATGTCGAGTTCCTTGAGTTGGATCGTCTTCTCCAAGACCAGGGCCGACTGCCCCATAGCCTTGGCGGTCTCAATCTCGTTCTGCAGCTTGAGCTTCTCGACACCGATCTGGCCTTCAGTGACAGCCAACTTCGCCTGCTGCAACCTGATGTTGGCATCGAGGTTCTTGGTCGTGTCGGCCACGGCATCGCGGTACAGGGCCTCTGCGACTGCTGCACGCTGCTTGGCACCTGTGACTTGTTCGGCGGTCCCTACACCCTTGCTCAGTGCGGCTTCAGCCGCGACAACGGCCTTCTGCGCGGTGTCATAGGCTGTAGCTAGGGTCTGAAGCGCGGCAGAGTTGTCGGTATATGTCCTGACCGCGGTCTGGCGTGCAAGAGCCTCGCGTTGCAGAGCCTGGGCCGCCTGAGCAGCCTTCTCAGCCTCTGCGCCCTTGGCGGCAATCGCCTGATTGATCTTCTCAATCTCAGCAGTCCGCGCGCCGCCAGCATCGCCCAGGCTCGTGATCAAGCCTTGTAGTTGCGACCGCTGGGCTTCAAGAAGGCTAACCTCGACTTTGCGCGCTTCGGCAACGCGAGCCAGGGCAGCCGCTTCTTCAGTCTTTGCCTCAGCGGCTACGCGAACCTTCTCAGCCTCGTTGCCCGCGATGTCGGCGATCTCTTGCCGCGCTTGCCCTTCGAGTCGCTTCGCTGCGGCAAGGGTTTCGCTGACTTTGATCTGTTCGCTTGCAAGTTTGATGTCCTTTTCATACTGGACACTCAACTGCACCCACTGATTGCCAGCCGCGCCGGCTGCGTCACCTGCGGTTTTAGCGGCGGCGCCGGCCGCGGTTTGTGCCGCAGCGTTCTTGGTCGCAGCGCCGGCCGCTGCCAGTTGCGCCGCCGAAGAGGTTTGAAAGCTGACAGCCGACTGCTCGACAGCTTTTCCTGTTTCTACTACAGCATCAGTCGTCTTTTTCTGCGATACGGCGACCTTGTCTGATTCAAATACAAAGTCGCGGTATTTCTGCGCGACGTTGGCCAAACTTTGTATGTTCTCTTCTTCGATGCGGCTAAGTTCAGCCCGTAAATTCTTGAAGTCACGAGTTGCAATTGCAGCTATCACAGTGCCCAGTTGGCGTACGCGAGTAGCTAGCGTTCCGAAAATGGTGTTTAAACCGACACCTATGGCACCTGCAACAATGCCGAGACCTTTAAGCGCAGCGATTAGGCCGGCACCGCCGCCACTGTCTCCGATGGCTTGCGCGAGTTCGGTTAGTTGGTTCTTGAATCGTGCAATCGATGCACCGAGACCCTCAACAGATTTTGTACCGTCGCCGAAAGAATTTACAAGCGCATCGCGTAACGCTGGCAAGAAGTCAGCAGACAGCAATCGGCCGTTCTCGACCAACGTAACTAGCTCGCTGGTCGTGATGCCAAGACCTTTAGCCGTCAGGTCAAGGGCCCCGGGCAGCGAGTCACCCAACTGCTGCCGCAGTTCTTCCATCGACACGACACCCTTATTCGCAGTCTGCGCGAGGGCATCGAGGATGAGCGAAGTTTTCTGCGACGACAGGCCCAGTTGGCCTGATGCGTTGACGACTGCGCGGAAGAGGCTTTCGGTGGTTTCGAGCGGTACGTTGGCGCCGTTCAGCGCAGCTTGGAACTTGACGAACGATGAACTGATCTCACCGATCGAGATACCCGACGTGTTCGCAACGGTGCGAAGCAGCTCGATCTGCTGCGCCGCCGCCTGAGTACTGCCCGTGACCAGGGTCAGCGACCTACGCAGCGTCTCCAGTTGGACATTGGCCTGGATGAACTGCGTGCCGAGTTCGATGCCGCCATAGATGGCAGCGAACTGGCGGAAGGCCGCTGTGACGTACTCGGTTGACTTGCCTGTCTTGTTGAGGCTGTCAGGCAGGCCGTTGAGTTCGCCCTGCAGCTTTTGTAGACGCCCCTGGGCCGATGCGAAGGCTCGATCGAAGTCGGCGCCTGTGACGCTGCTGTCAGTACGCAGCTTGGCCAGGGCCGCGATGATGTCGTCGATCTCTTTCTGGATCGCCTGCGCCGAGCGCACGCCAGTCTTGCCGAATGCCTCGTCCAAAGCCTTGCCGGCCGCGTCAGCCTGCTGCTTCAGTGCATTGGCCTGGGCCTGGGCGGCTTGGGCAGCCTGCTGTGCGGCAGCAGCCTGGGCCTTCTGTGCAGCAGTCGCCTGATTCAGTTCCCCGGTCAGACGCTTGATGCGTTCCTGGGCAGCGTCAAAAGCCCGCGCAAGGTCGGCCGCGCTGACGTTGGAGTCGTTCTTCAGCCGGTCGAGTGCCGCATTGATGCGGTTGATCTCTTCGGTGACCGACTTGCTTGACTTGACCCCGACGGCAGCGAAAGCCTCGGCCTCGGCCTTGGCCTCGGCGAATGAGGTCGCCTGCTTATCGATCTCAGTGCGCGTGGCCGTCAGCGCGCTCTTGATCTGCTCCTGGGCCTTGGCAATGTCGGTTGTGGTTACGCCCGTCTTGGCCAGGGCCTGCTGTGCGCTATCTAGCGCGGCCTTCTGCTTTGAGACTTCGGCCTCGAACGCTGCAGCCTCGGCTTTTGCAGCCTCGTACGCCTTCGCAGCGTCCTTCAGGGCCTTCTCGACCTCACGCACCTCAGTGCGCGTGGACACCAGGGCCTTCTGGTCCTTGAGTTGGTTCTCAAGGCTCGCGACCTCGGTGCGCAGTTCGACGACACGCGCCTTGTACTCATCGGTGCTCTTGGCAGCGGAGTCTTGCGAGGCGCGGAAAACATTCAGTGCGCCCTGGACGGCCCTGAGCTTCTGCTCGGTGGCCTCAACTGCTGCGCGGGCTTCTGATTGGTTTTGGCGAAACGCGTCAGTCTTCTGGGCCTGCTCTTGGAAAGCGGTGCCGAGCCGCTCGACCTTGCCGGCAGCTTCGGCGACCTTGGTGCCCGTCTGCTCGATCTCGGTCTGCAGAGTCTCGATCGTCTGGACCGCTTTGGTCTGCTCGGCGATCTTCTGAATTTCACCTGCGAGTCGCTGGAACTCCGGGGCAGCATCGCCGCCCTCTTTGGCCAGGGCCTGGAGTTGCTGGGCCAGCAGGCGAATCTGCTCGTCGCCACTCGTCGTGGCTGAGATTCGCAGTTCAACGTCGCGGGTGTTTTGAGTTGCCATGCTGCAAAGAAAAACGGGGAGTCAGGGTTGCCCCCGACTCCCCAGTTGATCAGCCGGGGGAACGCTTATCAGGCGTCGCGCAGATGGACCGTGAACGGCTCGTTAAAGCCGGCCGGGGTCTTCATGCGACCCGGCAGCGTGACGGAACCGAAGTCGTCGCTCAGGAAGTCGAACGCGGCATCGGCAGAGATCACGGCCTCGTACACGGTCACGATCACGGGCAGCCCGTCAGCAAAGTTCTTGCCGTCCAGCTTGAACCGCGCACGCAGTTGCGAGTCGGTCATACCGCGAATCTCAGTGCCGGTGATCGAGCCGTAGGCCACATCGACGTGCAGCGACATACCCTCGGTGATGGCACCGCCGGTCAGGGCCTTGATCCAGCCCAGTTGAGCATTGACGATGTAGTCGCTGCCGGCCACGTAGGTGGTCGTGCCAGCGGTGTTGGTCACGACAGGCGCGGCACTCCAGTTGGCCTTCGACAGCGCAACCCACTTGTCCAGCTTTGCCGTCACCGGCTCGTTGGAAAGCGTGCCGCCCGTCTGCGACAGCGCAGCGGCCGTGCCCAGCAGAGCGATGGCCATCGACTCCTTGTTGACCTCGCTCAGGGCCACCGACAGGTCGGCAGGCTGAGGGATGGTCACCGACTCGATCACCTGACCGTAGGTGCTGCGGCCCTTGGAGACCTTCTCACGCAGTTCGACGTTCGGCTTGATCTCGAACTGCTCGCACTCGTAGGGACCAGAGTAGTCCTCGAACGCTCCGTTGACATAGCGGGCGATGTACAGGTCGCCTGCGCCGATGAAAGCACGAGAAGCCATGCTCGAATCTCCTTGAGAAGTTGCTGAAGTTTACGAGAGGGAAGAGTGTTGAACCCTGCGGACAAATTGCGTTAGGGATCAGTCAACTCCTCGACAAACGTCACGTCGATATCCACCGACGCAGCGCAGATTGAAGTACCGTCTTCACGGGCCGATATAGACCGACCGGCATACTCGATGTCGTTCGGACGCAGAGCACCATCGAAGCTCAGGTCACCACCGAAGATCGCCTTCTTGATGTCCTGCAGGATTTCGTGAGCCTTGTCGTTGGGTTGCTCGGGGTCACAGTTGTCGTGGCCCTCGATGATGTACCGCTGCTTGACCCGCACCTTGGTGCCCTTGGTTTCCAGTACGCTGTCAGCCTCTTCCACGATCACTGCGCAAGGTAAGTCCTTGGTGTTGAGGGACATTCGCCCGCGATACACACGCAAGCCAATGTCGGTGTTGTAGCCGTTGGCCACGGTGATGTCAGCTATGCGACCAGCAACTACCAGGGCGATGTCAGAAGCCTTGCTGCTCATCGGAAAGCCTCATCGACTTGCTTGGAGACAGCCTCGCCGACGGTACGCACAAGGTCAGCCTCTGCGATCGGGATGACCTGGGCCGCGGCGTTGCGGAACAACTGCCACACCGACAGCGAGTACAGGGGCTCGATCTGACCCTTGCCCTTCTTGCCGCCGTTGCGGTTTATGCGACGCATTACAAGAATTTGCCCGCCGTTTTCCTTAGGCATCTTTTGCATAAACGCGTCGAAACCACCATCGGGCTTGATGACCTTGCGTTGGCCTTTCAGCACCGAGACGCTTAACTTCCCGGGCTTTTGGCCCACCGGGATGTTCAGAATTGAGTTGCCAGTACGCAGGATGAACGGCAACTTTTTATCAGGGGCTCTTGGGTTAGCCGTAAGTGGCGAAGTGGCCAGTCGGCCATCACGCATGGCAAACACCTTGCGGCGCCCACCAGGGTTGGGCCGCGATGACTTGTACTCGTAGAGCGGAAAGTACTGGCGCAGGTTCACTGGCCGCACGCCTTTGCGACGGCCACCGGAGCGGAACGCAATGATCGTAGCCGTAGGCTTTTTCACGTCGTTGGCCGCTTCGATGGCCATGCGCTCGCGCACGTAAGCCTCGGTCAGGTTGACACGCTGGGTCATCAGCCTGCGCGACTCAGTGAAGGTGCGCTCGGCGACCTGATTGACAGCGCCCAGCGACGCGCGGCTGATCTCTTCGCTGTTGATCTTCGCCACGCGATCCGCAACCTCCTTGACTTGGAGGGTGTTGACCACGACTGCGAAAGCTGCCACGTCAATCCTTGCGGGCGATGAACCGGGTTGAGAACCCGTTGTCGTCGATCAGCGTTTCCAGCACGAAGTCCTCGGTGCCGACCGAAAGAGAGTCCTCAGGCTCGGCAGCGTGATCCTTGCTGATCGTGGCGATGTATGTCGCCACGAACATATTTCCTTCGCGGTCGGTCATCTGCACGTCGCGATCGAGATGCGCCTTGCAGTTGACCGTACCACGCAAAACCGCATCCTCACCCATTCGAGCGAGGATGCGGTTTGTGGCCCGGGCTAGAACCGGGTTGACCATCAGATCGTGAGCTTGAGCACCACGTTCGGACGGGTGCAGATGCTGATCGGGTTGGACTGGGCTTCCAGTTCCACGCCGCGGTTCATCCGCATCATCTCCTGCTTCGCGTAGTACGGCAGGCCGACCGTGTTCACGGTCTCCATGTAGTCCGCGGGAGCGTAGTGGGTCACGAACAGGTCAGGCACGCCCAGGGGCACCAGATACGCCTCGTTGTCAGCGATGAACGTCTGACCGGAGACCGCGCCCTTGTACTCTTCCCACTGCACGCCCACGAAGCCGAAGCCGGGGCCAGAGCCTTCCTGGCCGCGCTGGGTGGTGCGCAGGAACTGCGACTCCAGATAGCGGTCGTAAGCCTTCTCGACAGCCGGGTGGCCCACAAGCGAGTCGAAGAAGTTGACACCGCAGAAGGCGTGCAGGCCGCGGTGCATGATGCCGCCCAGGGCAGTCTCAACCGCACGAGTTGCCTCGACGATCTTCTGCTTCACCTTGGTGGCGTCGTTGTCGAGCACCATGTCCTTGGTGGTCTGCGTGGTGCCGAAGGCATTGTGCAGATCGAGGATGGTCGTGGTGCCGTCAGCGTCCAGCACCAGACCCTTGATGGCGCCGATACGCTGCCACTCGATGGTGACATCGAGGTTGCGACGCATCTTGGCCAGCTTGTTGTTGACGAGGTTCTGCACCGTCTCCAACTCGGTCTCGGAGCCGAAAGCGCGCACGTTCTGCACCTCGTCGGCGATCACCGCGCCGCGCTGGGGCAGATGCACGGTGCCGATCGGGATCAGCGACCGCTTGTCGTTGCTCTCGGGACGGCCCGGGGCACCACGGGCTGCGCTGGGGACCAGCGACAGGGTCGTGCCGCGCTTCTCGATGGAGAGCGTGGTCGTGGTGATGCCCTCTTCGCCGAAGAGGCCCAGTTCGCCGATACGCATCGGCTGATACGGGGTTTCGTTGATCGCCTTGGTAAGCGAATGAACGCTGAAGGCGTCGTTATTGAAGATGTCCAATGCGGGCATGTTTTCCTACTCCTAGTGAGTTGTGAGACCCGCTATTAGCGGACGATGATGCCGATGCCGGCGAGATCGGTCGTGCCAGCCGAGTCGTTGCCGGTCAGGACCGAGCCCTGAACTTCGGCATCGCGGGCGATGATGACAGCCTTCTGGTCAGAGGCACTGTCAGCCACGTTGTACAGCAGCACGCCGGCAGCGGTCTGCGTGCCGTCGCTTGCGGCGTTGCTGTACGCAGCGTACTTGCCGCTCGCGGTGATCCTGCCGACCACAGTACCGGCGGCCAGGGCGGCAGCAGCGGCAGCGATGGTGACCTGTTCGCGGCTGCGGGTGCCATTGGCCTCCGACAGCAGGAACTCGCCAGTGTACTTACCTTCGTTGAGTGCCATGACTCATGCTCCTTAGAAAGACTTGGATCGACGCGCCGCCCAGATGTCGGCAGTTTTGACCGCAGCGGTCTGCGGCGCGGTGACCGGCGAAGCCGGGTTGCGAGGTGCAGTGTCGGTGTGCGATTTCTCGTCCTGCTCGGCCAGGGTCGTGACCAGGGTCTCACGGACCTTGGCCAGCGGCAGACGGGCTCGGATGAACCCGTCAGCGGCCTCCGGGCGCTTTGCAACCGCGCACAGCGAGATGATCTCGCGCGCCTCACTCAGGGCAGCCTGCGCAGCCTCGACAGAATCGGCCGACAGTGCAAAGACCGACGTGTACGTGGACAACCCGGCAGTGGAGGCCAGGGCCTCGATCTGCTCCGCAAGGGTTTTGTCGTCGGCCACCTCGGTAACGGGTTCGGCAGGCTCATCCTGGGGCTCTGCCGAGGCGAACGCAGTGCGCACAGCCTCAGGCAGTTGCTCGACATCGAAGTGAGCCGCGATCTTCATCTCGGCTTCCATCTCGTCGGCAAAACCCATCTCGACAGCCTCCGCGGCCGTCAGCCACGTCTCAGCGTCAAGCAGTTCCTTGATCTCGTCTTCGGACTTACCCGTGCGCGCCACGTAGATGCCGATCAGGGACGCGGCGATCTTGTCCAGGGTGTCAGCCCAGTCGCGCATCTCTTGCGCGTTGCCGAAGACCCCGCCCATCGGGTTGTGAACCATCAGGAACGAGTTCTCGGGCATGACGATCTTGTCGCCCGCCATCGCGATGAAACTCGCCGCACTGGCCGCGACACCCATGACCTTCACAGTCACGTTCGCGGGATGCTGGCGCAGTGCGTTGTAGATGGCCAGTCCATCAAACACCGACCCACCCGGCGAGTTGATGAACACCGTCAGGGCCGAGGTATCGATCTTCTTCAGATCGGTGATGAAGTCCTTGGCAGTAACGCCCCAGAACCCGATCTCGTCAAAGATCGAAATTTCG